TGGTCATATTCTTGAAATACATCAAGCACATTTTTATCATATTCTGGAAGTGTTATAAAATCTACTTTATGAATTTCTTGCTTTTTTTCTTTTCGAGGAACATACTCAATCTCTTGATGACCAAAAATAAATTGCCTTACATACGCGGCGGCCTCATCGTATGAGACATCGCCGTGATTCAAAGACATATATCTTTGATAAAGAGTTATAATAGAAAAATTCTCAGAGCATTGAGTATAACAATGAAAGTTTTTTGTTTCATCATAATAATATAGCTTCATTGAAGTAGCTTGATCTATTGGATTATGGCAAATTGTGGGACAAATGAGATAATCATCGTGTTCCTCAATTTCTGCCACGCCAAGGCTTTGAAGAAAATTCTTTACTTGTGGTAAAGTTATTTTCTTGATAATGTCTTCATAAGTGAGACTATTCTGAACAGCAACATCGTCTTGCCATCCATTACGTATTAGTAGACTCATTTATATTTTCCTTTCCAAGAAATTGCTTTATGTTTGTAATTACTTCACTTGGTAGTTCTGGAATAATGTCCCAAGATTCAAGATTCACCAATTTTTTATCTTGATTTGTAATGAATAAATCTCTTCTTTCTCCATTACCAGGATTCCATTGAATCCAAATACGAGTGTTCTTGTAAGAACCATTACGTAATTTATAAATATCAATTACATGACTTGGAGTGCCATACGCATTCATATATTCTTTCAAATCCTCTTTATCAACTGGGTCAACTTCTGAAAGAATCATTGCGGTATCGGCTTTATCTGCTATCGCCTTTGAACTTCTAAGCATTCGAGCATCTTTCTTTTCTCCGCTCTTATAACTTTCACCATTCAACTGTGTTGAAGTCATAATGAAAACATTATATGTTTTCGCAATTTCTTTTAGCTGATTCGACAACATACCAAGAATGACATCTTCTCGTAAGCCCGCAGCAGAAAATTGCTTCAATAATGCTGGAGAAGTAAAGATATAATCATAAAAAACATACTTTACATTTTCAGTTCTAATGAACTTCATAATAACTGAACTTACATTATTCAAGTCTGGGTCATTAATTTCTTCAATATGAAGATTTCCACCATACTTTTCCATGACTTTTATAGCAGTTTTTATTCGTTCTCTTTCTTCTTCAGTTTTATTTCCTTTCGCTCGAATCATTCGTTCCTCAAGTCCGCAAATCCAAGCCAGAACCATTGACTTGACTTCATCCGTTGTCTGTTCTGTCACGATATACAAGGCTTTCTGAGATGTTCGATTTGGATAGTATATCCACTGTTTTTTTACATTACTATATCTAACAGGGAATACTATATTACACACATCGTGTATTGAAGCTCTTGTTTTACCAACGTTCGTCGCAGCAGAACGAATATACATCTTTCCAAGTAGCGCTCCACGAACAATTGAATTGAACTTGATACCAGGCAATTCCGCTCCTGCTTCTGGTTGAGTTTCTACAAAAGAAACTAAATCTTCCAATCCTTCGGCTGCGGTTGTGCTATTGATGGCTCCTGAAGCATGACGGGCTCGCACTTCTGCTAATTGCTTTTCCGCATACCCCAAAAGTTCTTCTTCCTCCGCACTTTCATAAGCTAACCTTGCTTTGGCTTCTTTGTCTCGTTCCATCGTATTTACATGAATGTAATCATACGGGCCCAAGTCATAACCATGGTCTAATAAATCTCGAAATAATGAATATTTTTTTAGTTCTTTATAATATGCTGGATAGTGTTCGATATTCCCTTTTTCCAAGCTCGCACAAAGAAAATCTCGTCCACCATGTCTATTATATGCTTGTTTTACTTTTGAAAAATTCTCTAAATATCCTTCTAACTCTTGAACTGATATTTCTTTATGGTATCCTTGACTTGCTAAATTATTCAAAGCAAAGAAACAGGCCCTCGCGGCCATATTATCTTTTCCAAAATCATCTATAGTCAAAGATGTAGCATCTGCTTGTAGTAAGGAAGGGTCTTTCATCAAACATCCAATAACTTGTTGATACAAGTTAAAGTCATTAGCATTCAAAGGCCGCCACTCCCTTCCAATTAGAATTGTGCTTCACTAAGTTCTTTTATCTTATTTTTTGAGGTCTGGTCAGACATCTCCACGATTTCCTGTTCTGGCTGATTTTCAGTGAAATTATCAACGTCATTTTTGCGGTTCTTTACCATTTCATAATATTGTTTTGTTTCATCTCTATATTTTGGAATTGCCACCAAGCCTTCCCAAGGATTTTCTTTTTTTGTGATGTCATAGACATAGTGGAGAATTGAAGCCTGCTGTTTGTAAGTTATTCCTAATTTTTCTTTATAATTTTTTATTTCACCCAGCATTCTTGGTGATGGAAAAACTATGCGATAGATTCGTCTTATTGTATCATACAGGAATTTCCTATCTTCTTCTTCCTTTTTGATTTGAAGAAAATAACGGAAGCATTCCTCTGAGCAATAATATTTTTCATCTGGGTCATAATAGTAATAATTATTGGAAGAGATTGTTTTTTTACATTTAGCACATATCATTATCTTCATCACCTTTCAAATAATTATACCATAAAAATTTTTATTTGTCAAAAAGAAGACCCTCACAGGAGGGTCTTCAATTCATCTATACAAAGTTCTACAAGGTCTTGCTGAGAGTCAGTTGCTTGACTTAGCTTCATATCTCGACCAAACACTTTCTTTACAATACCATTCATACGATTGAGGAAATTGTTCATTTCTTCCTCAGTGGGGAGAGCCTTACCTTTTTCGCAAAGTTGCTTCCAAACTACCTTTGCTTCTTCCATTACATCGTTGAAAGAACGAATAGTAATAGTATCCTTTACCTGAGTATCGCTTACTTGAGCACCATCTTGACTTACCGCCTTATCAATAGCATCGCCAATGGCATTCACAAGTTCTTGATAACCATTATCACCGAACGGAATCTTAGGAGCAATATACTTATATCGAGCACCTGCGAAAATTCGAGGAGTAGCCCGAGTATAAAGAAAACGTTCTGTATCGCCATTCTCAAGCATATTGGTCTTTAGATAACAAATAAGGTCAACTTGAGCGGAAATAATGTTCAAAGCAGTAGAAGTAAGATCGGGCTTTACACCCATAATTGCTTCGCCATCTGCACTAACAAGACCAGTATCATAACCCTTTTCATGACTAATAAACAAAATACCAAAACCGAGTAGAGCGATTTCACGCCAGACTTCGCTGAATTCTTGCTTTAACTTAGTATAACCAGCGCCATAGGGCACATCCTTTATCTGTTCAACCTGGTTTTGTTGACAGATATACTTTTCGCAAAGCGTGAATGAGAGCCCAGCTGTATCTACCACGATAGTGTCATACATTTCTTTAGCTTGAGGCATTCTCAAAGATACGAGAATATCCTTGACATCAGTCCATTTCATAATCGGGACACCACGGATACCATCGAGAGCATTCGTGCCTTCCTCGAATTTCAAGAACAATGAACGCGGAAGTTTGCTGCCAAAAGTTGATTTACCAGTTTTGGGGGCCTAATGTTTTTTGTTATCTTACAAGCTTTTTATCTTGTAATTCTTATGGTTTATATTCCCATAAGTCCGGCATATCTTTTCTCTCATAAAGAGTCGCGGCCTCGTGGAGGGATTATATCTTTTCACCCTCTATGCTCTGCGGCTGGTTTGTGTTATAACAACCTTCACCTCTGATTCCCATCTCAGGGTTCCAGATTTTTTCCGCGATTTTACTACGGCACTCCTATTTTAGCAAATACCGTAGAGAAGAATATACTTACCTTTTAGAGACTTATCGATTTTACTTGGTTGAATATTAAAAATATCAATTCTTGGCATCTTTCTTTATCTCCTTATATTTATCACCGAGGCCAGATTGGGAAGAACTCACTCTTCCCAATCATAACCAGAAGAAGCACTTGCCTTAGTAGCTGTTGCCGCCTTTGCCTTATTCTTTGCGTCAATAACCATTTGCTCACGACGAGCACTCCGGTCCGCATATAGTGCCTTAATATCATCAGGGTCATAAGCCATATCATCTTCCATCGGGAAATCGCTACCCTTAGTGATAATCAGCTCATGCTTATTGCGGGTAGAAGTCTGAGGAATATCTTCACCCCAAGAATTTTCACTATGATACTGGACTTCTTCAGAACAATAACGAATACGGCCAACTACCTGAACAGTATCATTCTCGTTCCAGTTCCGCTCAATATAATCAATTGTGCCCGGTTCTTCTACATAAAAAGTAAATACATTACCTTCCGCATTAGAACCCGCACCACGATTACCCACATACATACCAATCAGCTTCAGACGGCCAGTCTCTTCACCTTCGGTATTCAGTTCGCGTTCCATCTTCATAATAAAAATTTCCATACAGAATGTCGCACAATCACCAGCACCACGAGCTGGATTGGCAAACATTGTATTTAGACGCCAACTGGACAAAACAGTCTCAGGGTTAGAAGGACTTACAAACATATTTTCTTGAATCTTAGAAGTAATACCAGTAAAAGTAATTCGAGTAGCACCATCCAGGCCCGCCTGAGCAATAGAACGATAATTGTTCTGAATTTGTGCCATCTGTTCATAACACTTATTTGCGGTGCCATCCTTCTTAAACTTATTCGCAAACATACTTACAGGAATTTCACTAATCTCAGACTTGCCACCGTAAGTTTGGTCGACACGCACGATAACTGTGCCACTACGATAAGGCTTATTGTTCTTATTCATACCTTCACGGAAGTTAATTTCAGAGACAAGACCAGTAATAGTAAAAGTATTCTGACCGGCGCTATTAATATTTCGAGACATTATTCATTTCCTCCAATATACTTTAATTATTATAAAACAGAATTCATTTTAGCACGCTCAGCCTTTTTCTCAGCTCGCTCTTGCTTCCGCTTTGCGGCGGCTTCTGCTTTTTCCCTAAGTAAACGTCGTTCTTCTTCAAATGGGTCATATTCCAAACCTGCTTGAGTAATCTTTACCCAACGGATAACTACAGGCTTAGAACTATAAATCGCGGGAAGTGTTTCGATGCGTTCTTCCGCAAGCCCCCGTTTCTTTAGAAAGTGAGTGATACACGCACTTACCGCGGACATAGGAATATCCAATTCTTCAACCAAATCATATTTTGAGACTTCCTTATCAGGATGTTTCTTTAGATATTCAAGAATTTTTATCGAATTATCTGATACCATATTCTTCTCCTTTCCCTTCAAATTATAATTTATTATATAATAAAATTTTTATTTTGTCAAATATTTTTTGAGAAGAAATTTTCAAACATTTCTTTTTGTTTGTCTGGTTCTGCCGCCAAACCAGCAATTTCATATAGCTTAGGAAGTAAAGTATTTTGATAAGTATCTACTACTGCTTGCCAAGTTTTAATATTCTTTTCGATAATAGCACAGGAGATTGAAGCCCCCGTCCAAAGATTAACAAAATCCATCCCCGCAAGAGGCTTATCGTTATTGATTTTATCTTTTAAATCTTCAAACTTATCTCGCATCTGGATAAGAGTAGAAATATCCGTGGTAGGGTCTTGCTCTTTGGTAGTATCCATTGCTTGTTCCGCATTGATAGCTCCATTTTGAGCTACTAATGCTAATAGGTCTTTCCATTCTTGTGTCATTGTAATCTTACTCCTTTTACTCCGCGAGAAGTTAGTTGAAGTTTGGTATCATTAAAAACAGTTTTCACTACATATTGCTCATCATTTAGTGAGATTGCCTTAATACCTTGCGCGGCTCTGCCGATGGGATTAATATCTTCATGTGAATAATTATTATAAAGATTGTCCGAAGCAATAATACCAATTGTATCTTTAGGATTGGAAGAAATATATGCTCCTACTACCTCATCTTCCGCCCGCAACTTCAACATCTTTGTCCCTTGCTTACCGACATAATTATATTCTGTAATATTAGATTTCTTGATTAAGCCTTGTTTTGTAATAAATAGCCACCATTTATTGATATTGATATTCGCTAAATCATAAATCGCGATTACCTTATCAGAAGTTTCGATAAGCTGGGAAACATTGTAATTCTTGTTCTCCTCAATATCAATAAGTTTAATTTTATACATTTGACCTTGATTGGTGATACAAACCAATGTGCCAAGATTAGTTGTTGAAATATTCTCGCCCGCAGTTTTCTTTTGACTAATCTTGAGTTTACCATTGTAGATATTTACATTGACTTCTTTCTCTTCAATTTGCTCGGGTGCTTCTTCTTGAATAGTGATAATCTTTGTGCGACGTTCGTCGCCGTATTTATCCGCAACTTCTTTAAGAATGGAAATTAGAATCGCATCAAGTTTTTCACTATGAGAAAGAATATCATTGAGTCTATCCATTTCTGCGGTATTGTTCTTCTTTTCTGTTTCTAACTCCAGTGCTTCCATATGAGCCAAACGAGAAAGTTTAATATCAAGAATTGCTTTTGCTTGTTCTTCATCAATAGAGAAATGCTTCATCAACGCATACTTTGCCGCGGAAGAGCTATCACTGGATTTGATAATGCGAATTGTTTCATCAATATCTGCCAAAGCAATGAGCAAACCTTCGAGAATGTGATTGCGGGCCCGCAGTTTATTATAATCATATTCAAGTTCACGATGCTTACATTCTCGGATATGGTCGATATAAGCTTGAAGAGCTTCTTTCCAACCAAAAATACGTGGAAAACGGCCATGGTCGAGCATTGTCATATTAATAGAATAAGAAGTTTCCAATGAGGTTTTTGTATATAATTTCTTCAAAACATTTGAAGGATTAGCGGTTTTTGTAAGATAGATATCAATATCTGCCTGATCCGCAGAACTATCATTACAATCATCAATGCCACATTCAGGTTCTTCTTCTATCCATTTTGCGATTTCTTTCTTTATTGTTTCACTATACACACTATATGGAAGTTCAGAAACATGAAAACAATTTTTCTTTCCATCATATTCAATTACTGCTCGAAGTTTCGCGGCCTTGCCAGAACCTTTCTTCAACGAAGCTCTCACATCAGAAGCATTAAGAAGTAGCCCACCAGTTGCGAAATCAGGAAGACAAATCAAACTATCATCAGAAATATTCGGGTTTTGAATAAGATTGATAATAGCATTATTGACCTCTCTTAAATTGAATTGAGGAATACTGCTGCTAATCGCAATACCAAGACCTATGCTTCCATTTACAATATTATAAAAGCCAACAGAAGGCAAACAGCTTGGAGATTTATCTGTTTCATCAAAGTTATCACGCCATTGCTCAATGGCTCCTTTATTCAGACCAGCAAACAAATATTCGGTAGTTGTTTCTGCCATACGAATTTCTGTGTATCGCATAGCCGCGGCATTACCTGTGTGTTCCAAAGTGCCGTAATTACCATGAAAATCTTCGAGGGGGTATCTCATTGCGAACGGCGCCGACATACGACAATACATATCATAGCAGCTACTATCAGAGTGGTAATAAAAAGTTTTCAATGCTTCGCCAACCACGGCCGCGGACTTAACATATCCTTTTGAAGAAAAGTTCTTCATTCTATATTGATTATATAGAAGCACACGAGGAGAAGGTTTCATACAGTCCCGCACATCCACAATAGCACGGTCAGCAATAACCATACCCGCATAAGTGCGAAAACTGTCTTCTACTACTTGTGATAGATTAGCCAATCTTTATCCCTCCAAAATCAATACAGTTGAATACAAAGTCTTTTCGTGGTTCAACGCTTGAGCCCATCAAATCTTGAAGAAGTTCAAGCCCGGCATCTTCAAAGGTAATCGGTTCTAAGTGTCTTTTTTGAGGATTGAACATAGTTTCCTTTAAGTCTGTCCCCTCCAACTGTCCGACTCCTTTGAAGCGGATGATTTGAGCTTTAGAAGTTCTTTCTGCCTCAATAAATTCTTCATATGTATAGTAGTAATTTTTACCTTGTTTGAATAAAGGGCAACGCAGCCAATACATTCGATTGGAAGTAAGATACTCTGGGCATAAGAAATTGACCAAAGATAGTATCAAAAGTGCTATGTGAGCGCCATCATCGTCCGCATCGACACATATGGCTATTTTACCATATCTAAGCTTTTTCTCATTTAGTGGTTTTCCATAAACAATACCCAAAGCTTGACACAGCAATTTTACTTCTTCATTAGCTAAAACTTCCTCAAGAGAATGGGTAAAAGGATTGATACATTTACCACGAAGTTTTAGAATACCAATATTATCAATTCCCGCAGCCTGTCTTCCTCTTGCCATTGAGCCGCCAGAACTTTCGCCTTCCACAAGAAGAAGAATGCTGTCTGCTCCAAGTTTTCTGGCTTCACTAAGCTTTGGAGAATTGATGCTCTTCTGCCGCTTAGCCGAAGACATTTCTTTTTCGTGGTTGAGGATGGCATTGCGTGCTTTTTCCGCGGCCTCAGTTGCTTTTTGCTCCTTGGACATTACATCCAATACTTTTTGGAAATCATTAGGATATTTCTGAACATATTCCTTCAATACCGCAGTAATCGCAGCGCTCGTTGCTGTGCGAGCTTCCGGATTTGCCAAAGATGTCTTTGCCTGATTACTAAAATTCGCAATATGAACTTTTACAGATACAAATCCTTCCAACTTAGAGCGGATTGTGTCTCCATCATAATTGGTTCCCGCAATAGAATTGAAAGTTCGAGTCAAAGAAGTTTTGAAACCGCTAATAAAAGCTCCGCCTTGTGGCATAAATAGATTATTAGCATATCCTTTTACTTCACCCTTATTACTAACCCATTGTAGAGCTAATTCAACTTCGCAATCTGGTTGAGAATAAAGATAAGTAATTTGATGGCCAATTGCGTAAGTTTTATCCAATCCATCTAAAAGGCCATTCTTAGAATAGAACTCTGACTCATCTCCATCGACATTGAGAATAATCTTCAATCCTTTGGAGAAGTAAGATAATTGTTGAAGCGTATCACACAAATTATCAATATCAATTCGAGTGTCTTCTCCATAAACCTTAGGAGAAGGAACATAAGTAATTTTTGTGCCAGTTTCTTTAGTTTTTCCAATAATCTTTACTTCACAATCTGGCACAGCGCCTTCATCGGTTTCGTGGAATGATTGAAAATAACGATTGCCTTCTCGACTAACCTCTACTTTCAACCACTGTGCGGTATGGCAAACGATTTTATTTCCTTCCTAAGTGTTCGGCGTGGTTCGCTACGCCACGCCCGCCTTTCGGCAGCTATATGTTTTCATATAGAACAGACTATATCTTCAAGAGACCTCTGTTTCAGACCGCTTGGCCTTACTCGATGCTAAACAAATTTGAATATCAATCCCAAGTAAATCTTCAACAAGACAATTGGGATTGTTCAAAATTTCAGCTTCGATAGTCGTTGAACGTTCATCTAATATATACCCATTTTCTCGACATTTTTGATTCCGATACAAAATTGCTTTACATAGAGCTTCTCGGCATTCCTTTACATTACGAGCAAATGGAAAAGAGGCAGTTTTTTGTTTTGCTCGACGTTTTCCGTCTGCCCATAAAGTAGGCTCACCTTCATTCCATTTAGCTCGAAAACGATTAGTTGGAGCATCCTCTCTAATTTCTAAGTTTACGCCACAATAATGTAAAGGATTGTTTGGATAATGAGTAGTAATGTTTCGTTTATTTTGACTTGTAGAAACTATTCTAAGATTTTCTTTTCGATTATCCAGCCCATTATGATTGATATGGTCTACCACCAATTTAGAGTCTATACCCGGTCGTAGTCCTAAAATCCACCGATGTAGCAAACCATATTTTTCATGAGTAGCATAATTAGTATTTGGATTATGGCATTCTTTATTTACCAAAAACCAACCTGTTTTAGGTAAACGTTCATAATCTTCATCATCTAATAGAATTTCTTCTCCACAAGTCATTTTGAATATTTTCATATATATCCCTCCTTATTTGAGGGTATATATTAGATGCTTCGCTGCGGATTGTCTTTATAAGAGTTTCCCGCAATTAAGAGATTTTTACAATGGCTCAGATGTCAACCATTACAACCAACAGAACTGGCATAGGCGGTTTTATCGTTATATTTCGCACCAGAATGTGGAATCAAAAATGCCGCCGTAAGAGAGTTTACTCCATCTTTCCGCACACCGACTGGGATACCTCTCATATTATCAGACACTGTAATTTCATTCGTATCTGTATTGATTTGAATTTTTACATAAGCATTCTTTTGATGTGTCGCTTCGTATTCATCTTGAGCATTATAAATTAGCTCTCGCAACCCTAAATCCATTGCTTCTTGTAAGTCTGCGGATAAATACATTCCCAATCGTTCTCGGAATGCTCGTCCTGGAGATAGCGTTTGAATATCTGTCGCATTATACTCACTCATTCTTTTCTCTATCTCTCCTTCCTTTTATTTAATATATTATATCATAAAAATTATTATTTGTCAAATTTTTCACTTACCAATTCGCATTATACCATATTGTCCAACCCTCGGCCCGCAACGCGTCCCATTCATCATATAATTCACACAAATCAGGAATGCTACCAAACTCATCAAAGTAGTCTCGATGGAAACAACAGAAATGGATAATATTTTCCAAATCCTCTTTAGTTAGCTTGGTATCCTTAATTTCTCCGTTCGCATTGTCTACTTTACCATCAGTAATTTTTAGAATATAATCCTGTAAGTCCCAGAATTTACGCCAATATACTTTTTCTTGGCGTTCTTCATTAGGTGTTCCAATATTCTTGCGGGCATCCATATACATATCAAGTCCCATAGTTATACTCCTTTCTCTTTACTCCATTCGCCTTTTTCAAATTTCATAATTGCTTCTTCGTCATTATCGGCTTCAATATATCTGTCCCACATAAGCGAACCTATCTGAACTCTGGGTAATACCCTTTTAAATCGATAAACAGGCGTAATTCTTAGCTCAGGATTATAAGGAGAGCTACCATTACCTTTCTGTTGATAAAAAGCAAGAAGGTAAGTATCTTTATATTCTTCACAAGAATACCAACCACAAAAATTACCTTTTAAGACAGTTTCTTTTGGTTCTGTATATAGTCCAATATATTGATGATTATAATCAGAGTAATGACCACAATTCCAATTTTTTTCTATTTCAACAGTGTTTACTCGATACCAGGCCATAACTTCATTCCTTTCTATATCTTTTTACATTATTATTATAAAACAAAAATAAAGAAAAGTCAAAAATAAAGGGGAGAAATTTCTCCCCTTAGTTAATCAAGTAAATCTGCCAGTTCACAAACCTTAGAACGTTCAACCTGATTCAATCTTACTTGTCCAAATAAGCTATTTCCTTTGAAAACTTTATTCATTCGTAGCATACCATTTGACCGCAAAAATAAAGGGTTATCAACTTGTTTATAGTCAGAACAAAACACGATTTTAGAATCCTTACCCAGCCGAGAGACAATAGCTGCGAGCATTTCTCGAGTCAAGTTTTGTGCCTCGTCTACGCATATATATGTGCGTTCAAAGCTGCGGCCTCTGATAAAGCCTATAAACATAAAATCGAGGACCCCTCTTTCGACCAATGAATTGAAAGCGTCCTCGCCTCCAACTATATCCATAACTGGAGAAACATACGGGAGAATTTTGGATTTTTCATCTCCAGGAAGAGCTGAAATATCTTGTGAACCCGCGAGAGCCCAATTATTACGTAGATACAGCACTCTATCATACATTCCTTTTTCTACCATGTCTAATCCATTGACAATAGCTAAGAATGTTTTGCCCATTCCTCGTTTAGATAAACAAGAAACAATAGGGATCTCTGGATTTTGAAGCAAATCAAAATATACTTGCTGAGGCATAGAACGCGGTTTTATCTTGCCAAAATAATCATTCTTGATGTCGCTATAACCTGGCTGAACATATTCTTCACCCGTCCAACGGCAGAGTTTTTGTTGCCCTTCATACTCAAAAGAAACATATTCATTAACTTCACAATTGAAAATATTTTCTTTACATCCAAGATTATTTAGGTCAAGCCATTGCTGCTCTGTGGGAATAATAATTTTATAACCATCCCAAAACCGTTCTTTGCTTTCTTTTTCAATAAGATGGGTAAAGAAATTAGAACTATTGAATAATTTACTGGCAATAAGATATTGAGCATAGTCGCCAGTTAAAAATTCAACTTTATTATTCTTTGAAAGTAAATATGCTTCAAAGATAATCTTTGTATCATTCTTTTCTTCTAAAGCATATCCATATTTCTTCATTAAATTTTGGATGGTTTTTTCTTTCACTAATTCTGTCTTACACTTGGATTCTTTTATAAAATTGATTGCTTTGCGGGCCTTCGCCTTTATTTCCGTATCTTTTGTATAAGAGGTTTTGATATTCTCTAACTCTCCTAATACATAAATACTAATATAACTATTTTCATTGAGACTTAAGTCCTCTCCAATAGCAAGCAAAGCACTGGTATCATATACCTTATACTCCATCACAATCACATCCAATGATTTTATCAATTAGACCAATTTTTTTCGCTTCTTCCGAGAAAATGAACCATTGCTTACGATTCTTCTTATAATATTCCTCTTCCGTAATATTGGTATTTCGAATGATTAAATCACGGATATGTTCATCAATAATTTGATTAAAAGCCATAATATCTTGTGCGGTGCCAGACTCGCAAGAGCCAAGAGCGGTATAACCATCGTGAATTAAACAATAAGATTCTTGATAACAATAACGTGTAATGTTAGGATTCTTACCTCCAGCCGCAAGAAGCACAGTGGCCATACTACAGGCATAACCACAAACCAAAATATTCAAAGGTTTCTTATAATGCTCCAAGTAGTTCGCAAGAAATAGCCCATCACTTACAGAACCACCAGAAGAATGAACGATAAGAAGAATAGGTTCGTTAGAATCGTCTCTTTCAAATTCTCGTAGTGGAAGATAAACCTTTTCAAGAATTTGCTCATTTACATCGTCATTGAATACAATTGTTCTCTTTTCCTTTAGATTCCTAAGATATTGATAAAGAGATATATCAAGACTATCACCATTTAGTAGATTTTCAATAAATTCATCCATTAATAGTATAAGTCCTCCTAAAAATAATAAGAAGCACTCGCCTCTATAATATAAGTGTTTTTTACTTATGTATTTCCTGGATATTTTTCACTTTATTCGCGGGCACGTAGTAATAACCTTGTTTATAGATTTTATTTGGGATTGGCTTTTTACAATAATAGATTTGAATATCATCAAAGTCTTTTGTAGTAAGAATTATGAAATTTATTATATCTTTCCAAGCCGCATCGTAGGCTCGCCATTCTTCTCCAAATTCAAGAGCAAGATTATTTTTCTGGATACTAATACAATCAATTTCATAGAAATCTTTATTATTTATCTTAACAATTTTATTACAACTTATCGCGATTAAAGTGCCATTCTATGAATATTTTGGAGTATTTACATCATAAGACATACTTTATATCCTTGTTGTTCTAAATCCTACGCAGTAAAAAGTAATTCTTCCTCGTCTAAAAATATATAAAATTCAGATATTCCATTTGCTTTTCCAATGCGCAAATCCAAATTATTTTCTCTATATTTTATCATTGCTAATAACGCAATTTTATTCATTCTCCTTTCACCACGTTTTAA